GATACTTTTATTTTTTTTCCAACTAACTCACATCCTAATCCCTTCCATTCCTGCCATAATGCTCCTATTGCGAAAATGTTACATAATTGTTACAATCTTTTATGTGATCGGCCGATACACACAAAAGATTGCAGGATCATCGCAATCAAAATAAAAATAAGGAGGACGAAACTATGTGTTTTAATTTCAATAGCTGTTCCGAGTTATTTAATGCTATCTGCAAATATTTTAACCTCGGTTGTTAATAATAGCTTGTGCACTTTTCCGGCAGACTGACTGCCAGAAATATATGCCCCGGGCATCTGCCCGGGGTATTTTTCTTTTATCTGTCTAAATATCAATTCCTATACAGCAAAAATCTACTTTTTTCTAAATATACTTATCTGTCTAAAAGCAGCTCTCCCAGCCACATGGCATTTTTATCTTTTTCTGAAATGATATATTCTCCCTTTGGCCATGCTTCGCCTTTCCAGACGAGATCCGGGTCATCATACCGCACGGCCTGTGCTGCCTCCCCGCAAAAATCCTGATCCACACACCACTGCATCAGTGTGTCATCCTCCAATGTCAGATACCCGTGGGCAAACCCCTTTGGAATATACATCATTTTCCGGTTTTCAAAAGATAAAACTTCACTGTATGAATACCCAAAACATTTTCCCGGTCTTAAATCCACGGCAACATTAAAAATCGAACCATGCAGGCAGGAAACCATTTTTGCCTGTGCATGCTCCCCCATCTGAAAATGCAGTCCCCGCAGCGTAAATGCCTCTCTGCTGTATCCCTGGTTGATCTGACAGACCTGAAATGGAACATCCCTGTCATACGGAACAGACAGATATCCCCGAAAATCTTCAAACGCAGGCGGAATAAATACTTGTGGTTTATCTGATGAAAACTGGCTCATTTTTGCCTCCCTTGGCATACATTATCATTACACTAACTTGCCATCCATAAGATACATGATCCTGCGGACACAATGTGGACATGAAAAAAACAGATACTCTCCAACCCAATCGAAAAAGCATAAAAAAGAACGGAAGTGCTGAAAAATCAACACTTCCGCGTTTTCAAATCGTGAGACATCGGGGATTCGAACCCCGGACAACTTGATTAAAAGTCAAGATGCGTTTCCTTTATTTCCGGTGCTTTGAGACACCTTTGTGGACATTTTGCGGACATTATTCTTTCTCATTACCAAGATTAAGTTCGTGTTCTTTCCTTATTATAATATAAAATATTAGTAAGGAAAATACTCCTTTTACAGATTTTTATTACCCGATATAAACTTTTCCGTCCACGCCAACAGCCAGACATGCGATCGTGGCATCTAGCTTGAACCACACAGATCCGTCATCGAACTTTCTGACATCTACCGGTTTGATGTCAGCACCTTTTCTCAGGTATCCGATACCGCTCTTATTATCACAGGATGTCTTGATCTGGTTGGATAAGTAAATGTACTTGCCATGCTCGCCGTAATAACCGTTGCAGACCGGAACAGATTCTTTGACGCGATACCAGTTACCGGCTTTGTATTCGGTCTTGGTGGCTGTGGCAGCTTGTCCAGTAATTCCACGAACAATAGCTTCTGCCATGCGTTTGTAATTATACAATTTTGCGTCGTCCTTATCATCCACAAAACAGCACTCGATCAGCATTGCCGGATTATTTGATCTGCGTAGGAAATACAGCTTCGGGTTGACCTTTACGCCACGGTTTGTAAAGTCCAGTGCTGCAATCTGCTTAACGACCGCTTCTGCATACTTCTTTGCCTTGCTGCTGGAATTATACAGATAGACCTCTGTTCCCGTGGTTCGTCCGTTACCGGCGCGATCATTTGCTCTGGAATTGAAATGGATTGACACGTCCAGATCTGCCTTGTGAGTATTACATTTTTTCACAATCTTTACTAGTACATCATTAGCACTGGTTCCATCATTAACGGTGCAATCATAAACTGTATGTCCTGCCGCCTTTAATAATCTGATAACCTCATCCTTTACTTTTCTGGCTTCTGTAGATTCTTTAATCACACCCACTGCTCCGCAGGCTACTTTTCCGTCTGGGTTATGTCCGGCATGTACATTGATAATCATATTTTATTCCTCACTTTCTACTTCCGGGATTCCGGTAATTGACATTAACATAGACAACACACCCGCCAGCGCGGATGCTGACAGAACATACTTCCAGTCAACCTGTCCCATTGCTGCCGCCGCTCCGATTCCGGCAATCGCAGCCTGTGCCATGGTCTTTACCGCTCTGATTCCTGCGGCTTTTAACCATTTCTGTGTGTCTACTGATGGTTTGAATACTGAATTTTTTAACATAATTACTCTCCTTCCTGTGGCTCCGTTGGCAGGGCCATCAATGCGTGGTATAAATTGGTTCCAACACCATTCCCTTTTAAAGCATGGTATTGCTGATACTCGTCCTCTAAGGACTGTTTAACATATACCGGGCAATACCCAAGATCATCATGGTATTTATTGTAAAGACGGATCAGATCCGCCCTTAGAAGTGCCCGGATGCCTTTTCTTGTGGCGATAATCTGACGATACAAATACGCGATTGCAGTTGCAAAGGCGGTAAATATCTGCCAGTTATCTGTGATGAATTTTAAGTGCATAATTTTCCTTTCCGCCCGTAGGCTTGTTATTTAAAAGAGCCGGCTACACAACACATGGTCATGTAATCGGCTCTTAGGCTCTTGATTTTTTTAATTCTGTAATATCTTGCTGTATTGATTTAATCTGATCTTTCAACTCCGCGTTTTCCTTTTCTAATGTTTCCACACGATTCCACAACTTCTGAATTGTATATGTGTTTAATGCGATAAACTCTTCGTAACGAAGTGAATAAATATACTCTGGATTACCGTTTTCATCTAAGATAGGTTCGTTGACTTCTTCACCATCAACCAATTTACTGTCAATTTTTTGATCTTTGCAGAATCCAGCAAAATCGAGATCTGTTAAGCCACATTCTGACATTGCCTGCTCTACATCCTGTGCTATAAAACCGATATGTGTTCTGCCAGATGTACCCTCTTTAAATAAAAATGATACTGGCTGTAATTTCATAAAAAACTGTAAATGCTTATTTGTAAGTGATTTAATATCATCTTTATAATTTTTATCAGAAGTTGATATCGAACTTGATGTAACGTATAATTGTGAAAATCTATAATTTCCAGAACCAAGGCTGATAGCTCCGTTCATTCCAACACCATTAGATTCATATGTTCTAACATGGTTATCATCCGTTATAGTCATTGCTCTATTTGTTACTCTATTTCTTATTCCCTGAACCAGGATATATGTCGGATTATAGACATACATATTAGTTCCATCGCTACCACCCCATATCCAGGCTGGGGTTTCATTTTTACCACTCCAATTCCAGTTTTTATTACAGGATGCAGACGTTGATAACTTGGAATTTAATAAATCTGTCACACTTCCGACATTTCTTATTGTTATAGAATTGCATGTAATGTTTCCACTCCTGCAATCTATTCCGACAGTCATTCCTTGACCAGAACAACCGTCTACAAATCCAACTCCGTACCATGATTTGATGATTAGATTTGCAACGTCAGCCCCATTTCCATCTCCGTTACCATTAAAAATTCCTGTATTGCCTGTTGTCTGAACACCGAGAACCATTCCATTGGAATCTGAAGCCGTACTACCTGGTAACTTATGTTGTCCAATAATAGTGCCAGTCATTGTTCCGCCGGATAATGGTAAGTGGTTTGCTAAACTGCTGTTTAACGATGATATCGCTCCCGTGCATGTCCCATTTCCAATTTTAGAAATGTCTGTCGTTCCAAGCATTTTATAGAGATACCGCACATTCTTGAACATCTGTGACACCTTCGCAAAAATTGAAGAGTGTTTTTCACCGCTTGATAATTTTGATACAGTCGTCCACGCTGACGTTAATCCGTCTGCCACATCACTGCTCGTAAATGATACGATATTGTTCGCTGTATCTCCACCTGTCGCTACTGCCCCAATGTTTGCTGGAGTGAGATTGACATTTCCTCGCCGATAGGATGCTTCTTTTGCGCCCTTAACCCCCGTCACAGGAGTACCGGCAAGCACGTCCCATTTTTCATCTGATGTTTTATAGATGTTTGCTCCGGCAGGAATCACATTGCCGGCTCCCTCTTTGAAATCATCCGTGGTGGTAAATTCATCTGAAATATTGTACATCCATCCGGCATTGACATCCGCAAGTGCCGGAAGATCTGCAAATGCAACTGTTCCGTGTGGCTGCAATCCACCGTTAAGTCCTTCTGATATGTCTTTTGCCTGCTGATAGTAATACTTGGCATTGTCAGAATCCTCGCCCTCTCTGCTTCCTGTACCACCAACAGCATAACTCTGTGCTTTGGTTGCACTATCTGCTGCAGATTCGGCTTTACCGATGATCTCAGATCGGAAGAGCGTCGTGTAGGGAAAG